GGATATCATTTGTTCCTACAAATATAGACTCTAGTTTAAACTTATCAAGATAAATTAAAGCATTGCCTGAATTTGTATTATTAACAACAGAAATTATTTGGTTAACATCAGATAATGTTTTACTTCCTCCACCGGCTGGAAGAGTTTGGGTAAATGTTCCATAGTTGCGAATCCCATCAATTGTGCTAAATCCATACTCTGATTGATAGTAAGGATATCTTGTGCTTAAAGCAACAATCTTTTGAAAGCCTTCTTTTATAAAAGAATTAATAAGGTCAGTAGTAATATCATCATTTGCGCCAGAGCCGATACTTAACTCTGACAATTGGGACACAAGGCTACGCATTTGTGCCAGTGTAAGATTTTCATTATAAAAAGGAATTGGCATTGATTACTCTCCTAAAAGTTCTGGGAAGGCTCTTTCCACGAGCTTATCCGCATCAAATTCTTCACCATCCTTCAAGGGCGTTCTTTCATTGGCAACAGATCTTAAATGACCAATACAAAGGTTTGTTTGATAAACCGTACTACTACCACAAGGTTCCCCATTCTTTTTAACACCAGTGCATTCGTTATATTCTTTTGGGGCAGCAATAACAGGCTCAATGTTTGGCATGCCTGCGTAATAAGGCATGATAGAAGATTGTTCTACGCCTTTGACCGTGCCATAAGGCTCTGTTCCCTTTAGCGCTTGTGCGGTGTATATAGTTTGTTTTGACATGTTTAACTCCTTCGGTGTTCCCTATATATTAGAGATTTTATTACCTTATAAAAACAAGCCATAAAAAAGCTGATACGGGGAGGCTGCCCGAAGGATTGCAGCTTTAGACTCCCCGTATCAACATCTTGTAACGGTATAACTATTTAATTAGTTATACTCGCCATCGAGTCTGCGCCACTTCAGCGACGAGAGACCGCCCTTTGCCGTGATTTTGCTTGCATTTTCGGCAATGCCAGAAACGCCAATGAAACCATCGGCTGATGGTGTGATTACGCCATAGACAAGTGCGGTGTTCAATGCATCAACTGAAGCCGTTCCGTGATCTGGAGTGTCAATTGCAACGCAAGCCGTGCGAACGACCGTTGTTGCATCCGTGTTGTACTCCGAGATGAAGTGAACTGCCGTTGGTGCAGCAGATGCGGTGATTGAGAAGGCAGCGCCTTCTGATGCACCGTCTGCGTCGTAAACGACACGAGCCTCGAAAGCATATGTCTCACCTTCCTTGCCATACCAACCGAAGTCGCCAGAATCAAGGGCTGCATACGAAGTGGTAACTACCACATCATCTGCGAGCACATTTGTGCGCTCTACAATGAATTTATTATTTGTAACCATAGTTGTACTTTTCTCCTTGCCCGATTTGGGCAGATTACCTAACTATTTTTAGTTAGAACTTGTATTTCTTTATTATTTTATAAAAGCGGGGCTTACCTTCTGCGCCCCGCCTTTACAAACTTATTAGGCTGTCTTATTGGTAAGCTTAGCCTGACGAGCTCTGTTGGAAATCGTCAATTCACCAAACGCCATGATGAGTGCGTAGCGGGCATCAACGCCAGCAACCGTACCCTTCTGGAATTCAGTCGTGGTGAACCAGTGACCATTCATGCCAACCAGCTTCAGGTACTTGCTGTTCAAGAAGAACATTTCACCAGAGGGGCAAGAAACATCGAACACCACTGGGGTCTGCTTGAACATCAGGTTCTGGAAGCCAAGGTTAGCCTTGGTCACATCCTGATAACGGACATTTGCAGTCAACAAAGACTCATACTTACCGAACAGCGCAAGCGTTGTAACAACGAGGTCAGGGACATCGTTTCCACGAGAAGCGGTGTTGTACGCAGTTGTCATCTGAGCAGTTGTAAGCGCTCCACCAGCCGAATCAACATACGACTGCCACCACGAGTTTGCGGAAGCATCAATGCCACCAATCGTGCCGGAAGCACTAATCAGAAAGCCAATGCCTTGGAAGTCCTTGCCGTTGTTTGCTGGGCTGCTGGAGGCAAAAAGCATGTCGTTAAGGGATTCCTTAAGCGACTCCTCTGCCTGCATAACCTTTGCATTCAACAATTTAATAATTGCCTCTGTACCACGGTTCTTGGCTTCTTCAATACCGCTGATCGCAATAGAAGCAGCCATCTGCTTCCAGTTGTATTCAGCAGCAGAAATGCCTTCCTGCGGTGTGAGGTCAATTGCATCGTAGCCCGAGTACGAGCCCACGGTGTCGTTTTGAGCGTAGACGAGGGGCTCGACGATAGATGTACCGCCCTCCTCAACGACCACACGACCACGGCTATTTAGGTGCTCAAGAAGAACACGAGCCGTGAAGATGTTGTCAACCAACTGCGGTTGATAGTTTTGCAGCGTGGTGGACAGTATTGCATTAAAATCAGGATTACCTGCCATTTAGAATCATCTCCTTAGATGTTGTTAGAACCCACTATTTGTGGATTAAGCATTCAAATCTTTTTCAGCCGCTTTAAACGCTTCAAGAACGGTTTTAGGTTGAGCCTTGGCAGGAACGACAGGAGCGCCTTTAGAAGATGTTGCACCGGAGACTACATTTGCTTTGCGCTTAGCCTCTAGTCTGGCTTGTTCATCCGCTAACTTTTTATTAGCATCAGAAGCCTTAGAGTAGATCCTATCAAAAGCAATTTGTTTGTAGATTGCTTCTAAATCGGTCTGCCCTGTAGCCAGAGCTTTTGCAACAACTTCATCGGCATTGAAGTCATCACCATACCTGCTCTGCAGAGTATCAATCGTTCTCGTTAGGTCATCCATCGCTTGTTTCTGTTCGAAGGCGACAAGACGCTTTTCAAGATCACTCATCTTCTGTTCAGCTGGGTCAGTCCACGCAGGTTCTTCAACCTTTGTTTCATTAACACCATACTGCTTTTGTAGAAGAGCAACTGTTGCTGCAGGGTCCTTTTGGAGTGCTTCCGCAAGTGCCTGAGCATATGTTAATTGTTTTCTCTGTTCGCTGAGTTCCTGCGTCTTTTTGGTATAATCCGCCTGACGCTGGTATCCAGCAAGAGCCTCCTTTAACGGAATCGCAACCTCTTCGCCATTGACTTGGAGTTTAATTACCTTATCGGCAACCTCTGTATAGTCAAAAAGGTCTAATTCTGCTTGTGGAGTTTCAGCCGTACCTTCAACCGTTGCATCTTGTCCTTCTACGGGGATGTTGGGGTCTTCAATTGTACTAGCAGTTATGTCTGTCATAGAGTTCTCCTTCATGATTATTCTATGGGGATTACTCCCTATATATAATATATTTCATTACATTCCCGGTTGTCCACCCATCAATTGCTGGAGGATTTCAGGAGGTAAACTTTGTAAAATGCCTTCTAGGTCAGCTGGGGTTTGCGGTCCTGGACCTTGAATTTGTGCATTGGGAATCATGCCAGCAGGTATGTCAGCAGGCATGCCAGCGGGCATGCCAGCAGCCAATTCAGGCGGTAAACCTTGCATTTCCTGCTGTGGAGCCATAGGTTGTGCTGGAGGCATTTGTAAGAAACTGGCAGCATCTTTAACCCCGAATCCAACAGAAAGGACATACTCAGCCAGTCTTGGCAGGTTAATAAGCCCTGCTTGGGCAAACGGCGCTACAGCAGACACAAGTTGCAGTGCCATATCTCTACGGAATGCCTCGTTTCTTGGGGCAGTAGATCCTGCTTCAACAGTAAAATCAAACTCTCCGGCAATATAATCACGGTCAAAACTTAACCAAACAGGTCGGGCTTCAGTGCCAACAACCCTTACAACCTGCTGCCCAGTCATAAACTGTTGAGCCAGCATTATAAGATTGCTTGCACATGCAGCAATTGCATTTTCAATAGAAATTAACTTCTCAGCAACTCTTGCATTACCCGCTTCAGCAATAATTGAGGCTTCACGGGCTGTACGGGTAGTCTCTGGAATAGCACCACGCTGATACTCAGAAACGCCTGATACACGGTCAATGTCATTTTGGATAAGAGCCGACTGATTATAAAACTCAGGCGGGTTAATAAGAGCAGGCATTGGCACAACGACATTATTAAGATTCTCAGAACCCTTAACAGGAACGATTACATTGTCATCATCTGAAGCCAGCATTTGTCTACCGAAGTCATCAAAAGCCGATTCCATAGCCAACCATTTACGACTGTAACGCTTACGGTGATTCATCATCTGTGTACGAGTTTCATTTAATTCGTACTGCAAAGGCTCAATTGCTTCTAGTTCACCCATCGGATAAAAGAAACCTGGAATGCTATAGTTACGCAATTGGAAGTAAGGATGACCAAAGACATATGGCATCTTTGTCGGCTTAATTAAGAAGCCATCACCGGAATCAGCAAATACCGACATCATGCCTGATTCAATATCATAATACTCATAAATATCAACATAAGCCTCTTCGTCATTATTAGGCGTATAGCTATATGTTACATTTGATGTATTGTACTTTCTATAAGAAGTTGCTGACAGGTCTTTACGAACACTTGAGTTATAGCGTGTATCTTCACGAGCAGCCTTAAGTGATCTGCGTGTACGCTGAGCAATCCAACGAATCTCTGTCATATCCTGACCATCTGGGTCAACAAACATATCAAACAGGTCAACTCGCTCAAGGAACGGTCTATCTTCTCTAATAATTAAATCAGATTCAACATTATCCGTTGGTTCTTTGCCAACTGCTGCTTCATCAGCATCATACTCAATATTGTCTAACTTCTCCTCTTCAACAAAACGATAACCTGTTTTAACCCAGCCATGACCACATATCAGGTAGTCTTTAACAGCTCGTTGAAACTCAGGCTGACAGCCATAGTGCTGCCACCAATAGTTAATAATAGATTCTGTAACAATAGATTTATCCCCATCTTCTGGTTTACGAGGATTAACAAGGATCTTGGGGCGACCAATAGAAACAGACGGTAGAAGTGTATTAATTGTAGAAAATGCAATATTAACCAACAGTCTGTCACCTGTTGCTACACCACGATAGTGTCTACCACGATATAGGTTAATAAGCCTCTGCCAGAGTTCATCGTATCCATCGTTTTTTCTCCAGAGCATTGACGATTGCAATCTCTGTCTATAGTGTTTTAATTTATCTGCGTTGCTTTGTCTTGCCATTTATTTTCTATCTCCGTTAACTAAACCATCGCCAATTGCTGCCAATCTACAAAGACCTTCTGGTTCAGCTTGCTCAACAATAATATGGCAACCCATCATTTCAGGACACCAGAATGCGCAGTTTGAACATTTAACACCAATACTTTTATTATCATTTTCTGAGGGAGACATATATCCAACCCAGATTCCATTATCATCATTATCAGCAAGCTTGCCATATTTTGATACAATTTCGTACATTGACTCAACATACATAGCTTCTGCAGGAGCAAGCTTTACATTGTTAGTATTATGCTCATACATCTCATCTGATTCTTCGCCTTCTTCATGCATATCTTCTTCAGGGCTTGGAAGACCTATTCTAATAGCTATTTCCATAGCCTTACCCATTGGTGTATCTTGATATTTCATTAGCAATCCCACTTCCTTAAGGCTAAAGCCTTTCTTGTTGGTCTGCCTTTAGAGTCTTTCATCGGACCTGGCATTCCACCCATTCTTGCGCAGAATGACTTTCTTCGAGCAGCAGCCTTTGGCGACTTCTTTGCTTGCTTAGCAGACACTGGTGGTTTTAGTGTTCCGCCGGTCTGAGCCTTGTACGATGCACGACCCTTGGCGTTGAGTCCGCCCTTGGGATTCTTTCCCTCTTTGCGTTGCCATGCTGGTGTTTTTGCCATTACTTCTTACCCTTTTTACCCTTTGGTTTAGTTCCAGCAGGTACGCAATTAGGGACCATCTTCTTGCCCTTGTATTTCATACCTTGCATGACATAACCATCCCAACAGGGTCCTTGCTTTGCCATTATTTCTTCTTCTTGCCCTTAGCCTTCATGTAAGCTTTACCCATTGGGGTTTTCTTCATATCGGCTTTTTTACCCATTCTGAGCGACTTTAAATCAGCACCGGTGATCTTGTCACGCGGCTCTGCAACAGCAGCCAGTCTCTTCTGTTTTGGTGAATATTTTGACATTGGCATTATCTATATCTCCTTGTTTTTTCCGCAACCTTTTTAGGTTGTTTAACGAACTGTTTACCAGCTCTATTACCTTTTGCTTTAGCACGATTTGTAGCAGCCTTTTCTGCCGGTGATAGTGCGTTCCACGCAGCATCTGGTAAATAACGCTTTTTGCCCTTTGATGGTTTACCATCAGATGTGCGCCATTTCTGGTCGCCCCATCTTTTTAGTGACTCTTGCGATTTTGCTCGTGCCATTTAGTTTTTATAACCTCCGCCCGCCTTCTTATATTCCTTAGCAAGAAGTTGTGCTTTACGGGCTGACCATTCACCAGGATCTCCGCCTTTAGAACCGGCTTTGATTTTGTTAAATAGATTCTTACGCATACCAGGCTTGGTGTAATTACCAGCCTCGTTTACTCTTGACTTACTTTTTTTTGGCTTTTTTGCTGCCATTCCTTTTCTCCTTCTTTTTCACAACATAGTTTTTCTTTGTTGTGCTTTTCATAGACTTATAGGCTGGATTACCACGCATTATTTACTCTTTTTCTTTGACTTTGCTGACTTGCCAGACTTCTTTGCATAAGCCTTTGCATCCTTCATACCCTTTTCGGTGTATGGGAACTTTTTTCCGTTAACTTTAGGCATTATTTCACCCCCTTACTACGACCGAATGCCGGATCGTTTGGGTTAGCCCAACGCATAATTACTGGAAGAACTGCAGCGAGTGCAGCCTTACCAATATCTGATGGGTCTGTATTGCCTGTCATGTAAACAGCAAGACCTGCAGCAACGCAAGACCTTACATATGACATTAACATTTGTTTATTCTTTTCACTTAATAGTTCATGATATTTCATTATTTTTACCGCTCCTTGGCTAAGTGCCAATTAATATGATTATCTAACTTCCCGTCAACTTTATCAACTTTATCTGCAACAACATTTAATAAAACTCTTGCCTCTGCGTGTTGCTCTGTGTTTTCTTTTCGTAACTTCTGTAAAACCACTACCATTGGACCGCCAATAATTGCGACGACTATCGGAACTGCCCATTCCATATTAAATCAGCTCTGCTCTTGCTGGAATCTTTTCAACATTGGGCATGCTCTCGTAATATCTTTGAGTTTCCCTAATGGTTGAATCGTTCCAAGTCTTTTGACCGTAACCGACGCTTCTGAAACCAAATTTAATGCCTTGAACATGGTGTTTAAAGCAAATGCCTCTATTTTTGTCATTTTCTGTCACCAATTCCTTGCCACATTCAGCACAGTTCATAGAATCTCCTAATATTAGGACATTTCGTTACATTAGTACCCATTGAACTCACCAATAAAGTAGCGATTTGATATCTTTTTGTCCTTTTGTATCTTTTTAGCAAAGAATTGCATGGTTCCGAACGGGGCATCCGTCTTGGGGCGGTACTCTGGCAGCCAGCAATACTTAAGCATTTGGTTGGAAATAGCCAAACTCATCACTCTGTCGTCATGCGGAGAGCCATGCATTGAGCCATTATCATCT